TAACGATGAACCAGTATAAAGAATTCCGGCTTGAACAGTTGAAAGATGAGCACTTAAGAAGAAAAATTTCCGGCGAACCGGAGTGAAAAATTCTTAGTGTTTTTCTCTCTAGTTCAAGCCGACGACATTAAAAATGCCGTTCTGCGGGCTCTCGCAGAGTAGTGTGTTGTTGTCTCCTAAGCTTAAGCTATAGGAGGGGCAGCTTCCAACCAAAATAATGGTGGTCCCTGATACCAGCCGACATTGAAATCTTCGGCTGCTGCGACGTAAACGTCGATGGTGTTGTTTTCGAGGGCTGCGGCCTCGACAGTTGTAGCGGTACTTCGAAATTGGCTGAAACCAAGTTTCCAGCAAGGTTGAGGTAATTGAGTTCCGCTACTGGGGTCGTCACCACCAAAATAGTCAAAAAGACGAGGTGGCATAAAGCGATACTGCGAATAAAATGGGATTTCGAAGGACATGACAGGATTGACCCTCGGAGATGCCATAACAATACCTTCACCTCCAGTTACTTCTTTGGCTAAGCGGATAGTTTGCGCTCTACCACTAGGAGTATTTTGTTTAAGTCTGGAAGTGACAACGTTCTCAGGAATGCATGAAGTGTACCGGGTGGCTTTAATTGTGCCAAGTGTACAACATGGTGCGTTAGAAAAGTCGACGGTGTATCGGATACCACCTCGCCAACCTGCATAACCTAAAGTAACATAACGTAAGAATGTTAAATTACCATAAGCATATCCTGCTGTTCCAGCAGGAATTACGACACCAAGAGGTACTTGTTCTGAACTACCATTCCCACTACTAGTATAACCAGGTACGAAAGGCAATGCCGAACGTTGATTTTGGCTATAAACAGAGGAAGCGGTTGGATTGGTCACAGTGTTCACCAAAGAGACATTGAGTGGCATAGATTCGTGAAGACAATATCGTTTAATAAGTTGTCGAAAAGATCGAATCGATTCCCCGAAATGAACAAGGTTAGCTGAGTCAGTGATAGGAAGAATATGACTGGCTGTTTTGACAACAGGTGCTTGCCCTGGGTCTGTAGTTTCTTGAGTCGCAGGTGTAGACGTCTCTTCGGATTTAGGAGTAGGTAATCCATCAGTTGAAGCTTCAGCAAAGCCAACAACATAAGGATCTACAGTTATTTCATTTTGGACGCGAAGACGAGAGACATAAGTTGCATCGGGAACAGCGACTTCAAAATCAGAAGCTGCAGACACATAAACGTTAACAGAAACATTAGTATCTGCGGCAGGGCTAGTGATATCGTTGACACAATACACCGAAATAGTACCATTACCGAAAGAATCAGTATCAGAATCATAAAACAATGGGTCAGTACCGATAGCAAATGGAGGATTATAAAGGGTCAAAGGATGGACCTCTCTATAAGTGGTAGTTTGGCCCCAACCACAAATAAATTCAAAATCTGTGGTATCTGAAATGTCTATGATGGAGGTAAACGCTGTATTGTAGTCTGCTTCAGCAGGTGAAGCAACAGGATCGTAAACAATCTTAATTCTTCCTTTATGATAACGACTGCAAACGACTTGAAAGCGAAACTTGATACCTCCTCTCCAATATTTAAAAGGAGTAGCGGCAAAAGTAATAGCAGGCATGGCTACGAAACCAGAAGGGACTGTAGAAAGAATTCCTAAACTGGGATCCACCATGCAAGAAAACAATTTCTGCTCTTGACTTGTAGCATTTGTCCAGGGGAATTGGGTAAGATAACTCTCAACCTGAGCAACCTTCAAAATCTCCATTTCATCACCACCAGCAGTGCCACCAAAGACACGCGGATCAATGGTGATTTCTTGCTTTGCATCCATAGACAATTTCGTAGTATCATCATGTAAATTAACAATAGCAAGATTGCCTTTAGGGACAGGGCGAAACTGTTGATATTCAAGCATTGTAGGCCGGGAATAGCCAAAAAGACTGGCTATTTTACCGGCGGCTTGCATTCCAATCTGAGTAGCCGTAGCATAGGGACCAATAATAGGAATGGTCTTAAGCTTTCCGGCCGCATTGGCAATAGCGCTAGCGACACCAGAAACTGGACCTTTGGAATACTCGTCAGCTCTTGGACGACAAAATTCTAAAGATTGGGGTTGCAATCCGGAGATGTTAGTTTGTGTAGGGACATCCATTCGGACATCCTCAGCCCAAGCAAAAACAGAAACGTTTACTGGATCAGTACCACCATTTGCATGCAGAAGTGGGTTCATAACTTGAAGCAAGATACCACCAATTTTGTCAAAATCAGTGGGTTCACCAACCTCACCAGTGGTGGACATAGTATTACGCCACCAAAACATTGGAAGTACAAGTTCACCACCCTCATTTTCAGAAGGGTTAAGAAGAACGTGCATACGTTGAGTGTGTAAAACCAAGTCAGCATCATTGAAAGTTGTAGTCAGGCTATCATCATACCCGACCATAGGATAATAAGACGCCAAAAGACGACCATAATGGAAAGGAGTGCCGTTAATGACGAACTTAACATGAAGTTTAGCCTGCAGTAGACGGAAATTGGACAATCTGTTAGCAACACGAGCGTTGCTAAAGAAAAGATTCCAAGGATAGAAAAGTCCTGTAACAGGTGTATTGATTTGCCAAATAAATTCATTGATCTTAACAGGGCGTGATAGAAATGTAGCTAATGAAACATCTGTGGCTGTGGCAGCCGTACGTACGGAGTCATAAGCATCGTCAACTGAATTAACGTAACCTTGAACTTCGTCGACATAATTTGCGGTCTCAACTTCTTGAGAACGGGGAGTGTGTTCACTTAAAAGATGGTGAACTGGTTGTTTTGGGTCTGTAGGAAATGCACGGTAAGCTGGAAGGCTACCGTGAGAACAGAGAACTAAAAGCGACCCAAAGGAATCAAAGTAATCTGAAGATGTAATATATGCATCTGTCTCCTCAGCGAGACGTTGATATGTATAATATAATGTAATTAATGTAGGTATAAAAGGGGACGAGTCATCCAACTCTAACGAAATATTGTTCGCTGCAATACGAAGAATCTCTATTATTTGCGGAGTTTCATTACGCTTAACTGGGAAAGGAGGTTCTCATTTTTATGGGTTGGATCCCATTGATAAACTGTATTTTTCTTTCCAAGCCTCAACGCGTTCATCAAAAGTTACGTTAAGGATAGGGCAAAGAATATCTGCACGACTGCAGACTTCTTGAAGGTTTGCTTGCCACCAATCATAGCGTTCGCGCCCGAACGCGAATGCTTCATGCATGACACTAGCAATGGAAGAACGGGCTACGTCTTCCGGTGTCTCTACTTTAGACTCAAGATTACACATGATACTTTTGTAGAGACTCTCCTCATCAAGAGATCCTATTCTAGTCCCAATTTCTGGGACAAAAGCGGACTTTCTTTTGAGGAAATCTGCGCCAGGCATATAATCCGTGGCAGCAGCTTTCTTGTCAGGAGGTGTTATTATCTTCCCAAATTGAGCAAGCCATTTTTGATAGTTTGTGAAAGTGATGAGAGGATAATTCTCGTTGACGGTTCCATAACCATCATCGCCGTAGGTAGTGACGGCTTGGGCTGCACGGAAACTCACGGCTAGAGGGTACCTAGAAAAGAAATGCATTCTCAAATAAAAAGAGTTTGCAATTGAATTCATTTGGACCGTCAAATTAATGCCAGAGATCACCATGCTGAAAAATTCGAGGAGAGTGCCATTCCAGTCAATCATTGGATGCACAATATCGGTGATTATGCAACGCATGACAGCAATGTCCTCTGGAGGGTAACCACCCCTCTTTGCAAGTTCGATCATCGCAGATAATGCCTCAGCAGTAATCTGGGAACAACATGTGATATCATATTTGGAATAATCAAAAGCAAGTGTCCGTTCAGTACCATACTTCTCAGCGTAAGTCATTAGTTCGTCCCACTGTGGACTGAAGGAGTTTATTCCAACAGCACATTCAGTTTCTCTGGGATGACAACCAATGAAGCGAATCACTGGGAGGAAGTATTGGCGCACCAAAATGGAAAAGGCAATTGGACACGATTGGAAAACCCGAACCTTCTCCTTACCGACTGGAGTAGGCTCGTCCTTCAAACAAGCACGCATTATTGGATAGGCGCGTTCGTTTTTCTGGTAGCAAGCCCTCATCCTGTCCATTTCTTGAACAATAGACGCATCTGGGATTCTATCAATTAGAGTACCCTGTTCATTGAAAACGTCCTCAAACCAAACATTTTTTGGGCCTAGAATGGGAAAACCCATACTGGTACTCATATCTAGTGGATCAAGAAATCTTCTGCCATGTACGCCAATGATGCTTTCCGTCAAATCTAGTTTTCGGAAGACTTCATCTTTGGAAGCAACATGTTTGTCAACCAGAGGAAGCAAAGGCTTCAGCCAATCCTGTTTTGCTTTTTCAAGCAGAAAGGGAGGATAGCTCATTTCTGGTTTAGCAGCGTGGTCGAGAGTTGTGTTATAAGGAACCCAATTTGGTATCATTTGAGGCGGGCCAAAGTCAACTGTGGGTTTAAAAACCTCTTTGACAAAAGGTTTCAACGGACTGTCTATGACACGGGATTTGGTTTGGGCACGCACACTTGTGCTCCCATAAATCTCAAAACCAGCAGTAGAATCAAAGGTGCCTGCATGCGCTTTTTCATGTGCTTTAGGGCTCCTAAGAACTTCAATACCATATTGAGTTTTTGGAAGATCACCACCACTACATCCAATAGGATATTTATCCTTTAGGAAAGCGAAGGCTTTGTCACATTGTGAACGTGTTATAGTCCCAGCGACACAATCCCAATTTCCAGAATGAAGACCAATTTTTGTAGTTTCTTTTCTACTCCCAAGAAAGAAAGCAAGAAGAGCTGGTTGTTTGCCAGCACCAAGGATCATAGAAGAACAAGAACCTTGGTTTGCGACATCATATTTGGAGAGGAAAGAACAACCTGGAAAGGACATCTGACTATGCGCGTGAGTGCCAAAGGAAGCAAGGCTTTTTTCAACAAAAGTTGGAGTATCTTTAGATCGCCAAAGAACCTTGATATCGGCTGTTCCAGTAGGAAGACTGAGGGGTAACCATTTGCGAATATCCTTCATGTCTGGACAATTAGGAACATAAGCGGCAACAAAATCGGTGCCTGGAAAATGGTACACACTATCGAATTCAGCTTTGAACATTCGGAGAGTACCACCCGGCGCGTCATGTCGTTGAAGAGCGACAGACAAAACAGGGTAGGGTTCAGTCTTCATGTTTGCATCCTTGTAAAAGTTGTGTTTTGGAAAAACAATGATGTGTTTGTCTAGGCACACAACAGAAGTGTGAGCTTGAGTATTATCATTCCGATAAAAAGTACCACTCCAAAGAGCTTTGGTAAGAATCGGTTCAACTTGTGAAAGAACTGCTGTTTTTGATGCATCAGAGGTGGCTACCTTAAGGCTTTGGTGGCCAAAAAGGTTATCAAGCCAAGACGGTTGTTCGTCGATAGCTTCTTTAGAAAGCTGATCTTTGTCCTCCTTGGAGCGAGGTTTCCTGTACTCATTATAGAGTCTAAGGAGAGTAATTCCAGCCCCAATACCAAAAATGGCACTAGAGACGCCATATCTAGAGTCTCGAAAACTCTTAATAGCGCTTGGAAAAGCATCTCGCCTCTGACTCAATTCTCTCCACATGGAATTCACTAGACAACGCTTGTATATAAAAAACTTTGCGCTGCACATCAAGTGTAGTGGAATGGAGAAGAGGAGACCAAAAGGGGAAAGGAAGAAGAGAACGGCATGAAAAAGCCAGAACAGACGGAAGGTCAGATTGAAATGCCAGCTCAGATCTCTATACACACGACGTTGATACGCGCGTGTAATACAACCCTGAACTCGAGAGTCCTGAACAATAAAGTCGGGAACAATAGAAAGGAGGAGAGGGGTGGCTTTATCTTGTAGAAGATTATGAGCGGAAGTTATCAATTGTTTCGTTGCAATTTTCTTAAGCAATGGAAGTTCGAGACCGCCAAAACAAAGGAAACTAGAAGCATATTGAGAAAAGGCCTGAAAGGCAATGTTTTTAGCAGTTTTTTCCACTTCAAAAGAACGTGGTTTGTATTTTTGTTTCATCTCCAGCTCAGAGGCCTTCAAGGCACATAAGCACATTAGAGGCGTTTTATGACATGTGTCACATTTGGG